CAAGGGCGCTTGGGTTGTCGGATTATCCGCAACACCTTGGAAAATGTCGGGCAAGGGCTTGGGGGATTGGTTCGACGTGATGGAACAAGGGCCAAGCATCGGCAAGCTGATAGATGACGGGCGGCTTTCTAAGTATAGGTTGTTTGCCCCGTCTGCCCCTGACCTGTCTGGCGTCAAGACCACGGCTGGTGACTATGCCAAGGGTCAACTTTCCGAGGTGATGGAAAACGACCGCGTTTTAATCGGCAACGCTGTAGGTCATTACAAAAAGCACGCGGCGGGTCGGTTGAATGTGACGTTCTGCACATCATTGAAACACGCGGAAATTGTTGCCGAGGCTTTCAACGCGCAAGGGATACCCGCCGCAATGGTATCCGGCGCAATGGATCAGGACGAACGCAGCCGCAGGATTAAGGCATTTGCGCGGCGTGAATTGCACGTTTTGACAAGTGTTGACTTGCTGACATTTGGTTTCGACCTTGCAAGCGCGGCGCAGATGGACGTAACGATTGAGGCTATGTCAGACATGCGGCCCACAAAGTCGCTGAGTTTGCAGCTTCAGAAATGGGGCAGGGTTCTACGGCGCAAGGACTACCCTGCTTTGATATTTGACCACGCTGGAAACAGTGACCAAGACCGGGGTCACGGCCTGCCTGACGACCCGCGCGACTGGACGCTAGAGGGGCGCGACAAACGCAACAAGGAAGGCGCTGAACCTACGCAGCCAGTGAGACAGTGCAGAAACTGTTACCACGTCCATAGGCCCACCCCAGAATGTCCGGCGTGCGGGTTTGTGTATCCTGTTCAGTCGCGCATGATTGAGGAGGTTGATGGGGAACTGGCAGAAGTGACAGAGCGGCAAGAAAAGAAGCAAGCAAGGATGGCGCAAGGTCGTGCGCAAACTTTGGCTGAGTTGATGGCGATGGGTAACAGTCGCGGCAGGGCATTGCATATCTTGCGGGCAAGGCAGGCCAAGAAATGACCCCCGGCTTTATCCCATTCCGCACGCCAGACAGCGACACAGCGGCAAACGATGCGCGGGCGTTTTGCAAGTCGCGCGGTCTAACACAGGATGACGCGCGGATAATCCGGCGTGAAATTAATGGAGAAATGATGATATGCGTAGAGATAAAACGAAAGTGCGTTCTGAAGCTAATGTGCAAGGGGACTGCATGATCGCGCTAAGTGAGGCGGGGTGTGTAATCTGGCGCAACAACTGCGGCCAATTGCCAGACCGCACCGGGCGTCCCATTCGTTACGGCGTGGGCAACCCCGGCGGCTCTGACCTGATAGGCATTGCACCTGACGGGCGCTTCTTGGCCGTTGAATGCAAGACATCAATAGGCCAACCGACAGACGCACAAGTGAGGTTTATTGATGCGGTGCGGTCCAAGGGCGGTCGCGCAGGTATCGCACGATCCGCAGAAGATGCGGTCAAGATTGCTCTTGACGATGCGTGACGCTAACCTTAAAGATGATGTAGAAGAACGCGCCGCAATCATGGAATATGACGGCGGGCTATCTCGGACCGACGCGCAAGATCAAGCCGCCCGTGCGCATGGGTTTAAGGATTGGGCGGATTATGAAAAGGAGACCACATGGCGCTAGAGACATACCCTAACGTCGAGCAAGGCACTGACGAATGGCTTGCGCTGCGAACGGGCATTATCACCGCGTCAGAGATGAATTACATTTTGACGCCAACATTGAAAACCGCGAACAATGACAAAACCCGCCAGCACGTCTGGGAAATCGCAGCGCAACGGATCAACAACTATACAGAACCCTCATACATTGGCGATGCGATGTTGCGCGGTCATGCTGATGAAATCATTGCGCGTGATTTATACAGCGAACACATTGAACCCGTTCAAGAGGTGGGTTTTTTTGTGCGCGACATTGACGGGGTGCGCGTTGGCTATTCGCCAGACGGGGCTTTTCCATTTTCAAACGGCGGCATCGAAGTTAAGTCACGTGTGCAGAAATACCAGTTGCAAACCATTGCAACGAACGAGGTGCCGATTGAACACCGCTTGCAATTGCAGGCTGGGCTTTTCGTGACTGGATGGGATTATATCGACTACGTTTCATTCTCTGGCGGGATGCCGATGTGGATTATCAGCACCAAGCCTGATCCAGAATATCAAGACGCAATTCACGCCGCTGTCTTGGACTTTGAAAGCAAGGTTCAGGACGCGATTGATACTTATCACGACCGCCTGAAAACCGCGCCTGTGATTATCGACACAGAGCGCCAGAACCACGATATGGAGATGATTATCACATGACAGATGTAACCCAAGCAATCGCGCCGAAGTCTGACCAAATGAACGCCGACGACCTACTGCAACCCCGCACCATTCGCATCACGGAGGTGTCAGTGCAGGCAACACCAGAGCAACCCATCACGGTCAGGTTTGATGGCGACAGTGGCAGGCCTTGGAAACCGTGCAAGACAGCCGCGCGTTGCCTTGCCACGATCTGGGGGACTAACTCCGCGCAATGGATTGGCCTGCATTGCACGATCTATAATGACCCGACAGTGACATGGGCGGGTGCTGCGGTTGGCGGCATTCGTGTCTCGCACATGGATGGCATCGACAAGCCGCGCACGCTGCAACTGACAAAGACACGCGGCAAGAAAGGCGCGGTTACAATTCAGCCGCTGGTGCTTGCTGATGCACCGCCACCGCCAGACCCGAAGCCCGCACAAGACGCGGCAAGGGCTGCGGCTGAAAAAGGCAAGGCAGCTTTTACAGAATGGTGGAAGGCTAACAAGGATAGCCATGCGCTTGTCACTGGCATCATGGACGACCTTAAGGCACTAACAGCAAAAGCAGACGCACCACAGCCAGCGCAAGAGGCTGATGATGAACCGCCGCTCTAATGATAAGCACATGACGGGGCGCGAGTTGCCAGTCGTCGGTGCGTACCCGTGGCAGGACATGCAACCGGGCGATTGGTTTACCGCTCGATGCTCTGCTGCTAGTATTGCGTCGATACAAAACAAAAGGGGCAGCGCTGTTTATGGCGCTGTTACCAAAGGCAATCATAACATCGTGGTAAGGATAAAATAATGGCAGGCGTCAACAAAGTCATTCTGATCGGCAACTTGGGCGCTGATCCAGAGGTGAGGGCATTTTCAAACGGCGGCAAGGTTTGCAATCTGCGGCTGGCAACGTCCGAGACATGGAAGGACAAGAACACCGGGGAGCGCAAGGAAAAGACGGAATGGCACCAGATTGCGATCTTCCAAGAAGGTCTGGTGCGGATTGCTGAACAGTACCTGAAAAAAGGGTCCAAGGTTTATATCGAAGGCAAGCTGCAAACCCGCAAATGGCAGGATCAAAGCGGCGCGGATCGCTACAGCACGGAGATTGTGTTGCAGGGTTTTGACGGCAAGCTGAACATGCTGGACGGTGCTGGCGGTGTCTCTGGTGGTGGGCAGGCGTCCACACCGTCCGCGCAATCGTCGCAAGGGTCAGCGCCGCCACCGATGGACGATGAAATTCCGTTCTAAATTAAATCACGGGGCAGGCGTTTTTATTCTTGACCGATGCCTGCCCCCACGATACACCACAGACAAGGAAACGCAAATAAGGAACCACGGACATGACAACGGCAACCATCAACAAGATCAACGCAGCAATCGCCAATCACGATGTTGAATTAGTAAAGGGCAACGGATATTTTTACTTTGCGGCCTGTGATGATGATGCGCCGGAAATTCCTAGCGTGTACTCTATGACCTTGCACTGCATGAGTTTGGAAGATTGGGTTGCGCATGTGGACGATGCAGTTTGGGCATGACCCCCACCCTAGCAGCCGAACTCGACAGGCTAGGCGTTCGCGCCTTGCCAGTCACACCGCCCAAGCCAGAGCATCCGCCAGCTTGGAAACCAGAACACAAGGGGCAGGAGCCGCCTTGGTGAATGACAAAGGAAACCACAATGACACAATCTCTATATGAAACTTATAAGACAAAATGGAAACTTCTTGAAGGTATGGGCTTTCCAAGATTGGCTGAAATGTCAAATCATTTTTATGTAATGAACCGCATGGATGCAGCTCTTGGATACTCAAATGCAGTTTCAAAGTGGTGCGGGAAACAAGGGGCAAGACCTCGCGCAGACGCTGAACGGCGCGCAAGTGAATGGTTGAAAGATCAAAATAATCAGCAAGTAAAACTTTCTGACAATGCAAAAAATGCCACTCAGACATTTTTGATTATTTGCCCACCTGAAAACGCAGAAAAGGTTCAAAAAGTTCTTGGCCTTTTGGGTTGCGATTTTGTAGACGTGTAAATCTCTTAACCCAAACGGGGCCATGCGCCCC